GACCGTAACCGGCGTTTTGAAAACCAAAATTGTCCAATGAATTTGCCATCGTGTTTGTGTAATCAAGAGGAATGTCCATTCTCAAGGACTCTTCATCGTAATTCAACAAACAATAGAGCTGATATCCGTACCCGCTGTAAGCAGCATCTGCATAGGCGAGAGGAAGAATCTTGAAGTTTTTATTTCTGGTGATGACCATGAACATTTCTTCAAGAAGTTGCAAGGTACTCTTGATTGGGAAATCAGGAGATGCCTGAGCAGCTAAGCCGTTGTAATCACTTTCTGGAATGATGAAGTGAGTTGGCCAAGCGGTTCTATTACAGTTAGAGCGATAAGCTTCAACGACAGTCGCACAGAAACTCTTTAAGTTTGCGGGTGTCATAGCGCTGATCGGTTGGGTAATAACTGTGGTATTGGTAGTGATGCCTTGCTGATTGAGCAATCCTAAGCAAGAACCATTTACACCATTTTGTCCAGCAGCACCTAAGAAAGCAACTTTCTGGATACCGAGATCCCAGTTACGTTTACGTGCTTTTTCTTTCTGAGCTACGAGGTCCCAGTTTCCGGACTTTGCAGCGAATTCCAAATCAAAGATGCTCCAACCAATGGACTTAGCCCATGGGAACACTTTGATATTGAGCGCATCAACGCCAGCGTCTGCCGAAGCCATACGAGAATTCTGGCCACCGGTATTGATAATGCCGGTCTCGAAAGAGTCAGCAATATCGAATGAACGATAGGTCGTTAAATTGGTTGACCATGTACCCTCGCCCACGCGAACAGGGAGATAATCAGCAGGTGGAATTTCGAAAAATTTCTGCTGACTAATTCTCTTCATCACTGTGGTTAAGGTAGTGATTTGCACTTCATAACCCAAAGCATTGACTAGCTTCTGAGCATCTGGGAGTGCACCATGTTTGTTCCACAATTGGCGTGATAACCATTTCGCGCCATGGACTTCACGAGAGTTTAGGATCACTCTCTCGCCTTTTGCATTCTTAATTACTGGTACGTTCATTTTTCTATCCCCTCTATTTTATTATGCGAATAGGAAGCTTGGGCACAAGAGACGCACGCGAATCAATGCACCGGCAGCAGCCGCTCCGTCGTAAGCCCATCCCACAATATTTGCTGCGCTTGAACCAACAGCTTGTGCAACGCCACCTTGTGAGGTGAGATCTAATTGAACTTGTTTTCCTTGCTGAATTGCGCCAGTTGCATAGAGATAAATGACGTTTCCAGCCTGAGAAACTTCGCAAAGTGATCCAGCTACATATTGAACTGTTTTGATATCGAAGTTAATAAAGCCAAAAACTTCATCGGTATTGGCAGAGCAACCAATTACTTTTGGAGCAGAATTTGGCTGAGAGCTAGGAACAAGCTTCACAGCTGCACCAGCATAGATACCACCGACTTGGCTTACATCGATTTGAGCTGAAACTGTATTGTAATCAAACCTTAAATCAATCGTTCCTAGGAATGGAGATTGAGTAAAAGCATTTTGACTCAATACAGGTGCACTCGTGGAAACCGCAAGCTGAGATGAGGTTGCAGTAGCTGGTGTTGGTGTTGCCGAGTCAGTTGCAACGACCTTGTAATAATATTGTGTGTTCGGAATCAAACCGGAATCACTCAAGCTTAAGCTTGTAGCGCCTGCAATGATATTTCCAGCACCAGGTGAAAACCCAGTCGTGGTAGATCTATACCATTGATAAGTATAAGGTGCTGTCCCGCTTGTTGCTGCTGCTGAAAGCAGAACAGCGGTTGTCGAACCAACTGATACCTGTGATAATGCTCCTGCTGTTAAAGACATGTCTTAATCCTCCCCTTAAAGGTAATTAAATTATGAACCGTATCGCTCTTGTCCGCGCTTTATTCGATCAAAGGACAATTCGATTGTTTGTGGTTCTTGCTCCAAATTGAATGCATTTAAATGAGCATTTCTAAGTTTCTCAGCTTTTTCTTTTGCATTCTTCTTTTTGGAATCTTCTTTTTTCTTTTTGGCTTCAACGATTTCTTTTTCTTCGTGCTCAGCCAATTCGAGAGCCTTTGATTTTGCTTCTTCGTCTTCGGCTGGATTCTCAGCATCGTGAACAACTTCTTCGGGATGCTCGAGACTGTCTTTTAATTCTGCTTTATGTTTTTCTTTGGAAACTTCAGCTTCATGATCGCCTAATTCGTGCTCAGAGTCTGGATCATTATGAAGGTCACCTTCGACATCTACACTTTTTTCGCCAGTATCGAGGTCGAGTTCTTTTTCTTCTTCATTGGCTTTTTCTTTTGGCTCGCTCTCTTTTTTCTTCTTCAAGTCGTCAAGATCATCATTTATGGACTTGTACTTATTCATCATGTCTTTTAACTTCATGTAAGAGCCGTCATGCATCTTAACCATGTGATCAAGATTTGCCATTGAATGAGAGCCACTGGAATCATCTTTGCCATCTAATTTCTTTTCCATCGCTTCGTCTTGATCTTTCTCATAAGCATTATTGATCAAGTCTTGCAGAGAAATAGTTTTTCCAGATTTTGGCAAAGTAACCATTAAGCTTGAATCGAAATCTTTTTCGACTGGTTGTTTCTTAAAAATATTAAATTTCATTTTGCTCCCCTTTGGTTTGCTATTAGCTAATTTCTTCAACTCAATGATTTTGTCTTCATTGTGTTTCTTAAATTGATCAGGTGTTAAGATGCGTGACTCCTCATAACGAGGATTGCTGACAATAGCTAAATGCTCGAATTCGCCGTCTAGGATTTCATGATCATAGGAAACGCCATTCCAAATGCCACCGTTTCCCATTTGCTTGGGGATGTAAGCGTTAGAAAGTCTCATGCCATTTTTAATAGCGTTGATTGCACTTTCAGTAACAATAATGAATTTCACCCAATGCTTTCCATCAGCAGCATTGTAAAAGCTTTCAATTACCCATCCATCAGCCTCGGCTCGAAGTTGATCAATATTTTCTTCAACCTCTTCGACGTGCTCAACGAAAATAGGCCTCCCCGCAAAAGTGGGATCCATTTTTCTGATCGTATTCTCATTGAGAAAAACGCGATAGCTTCCTTCTTTTGGGTCATCGTATTGCGCGACGCCTGGATAGAAGTGCATTCCGTAGAAGACTTGGCCTTGGCCTTTTGCGTTTGTGAGTGTCACAGGCTCAAGCGTGATCTAATGTGTAAAAATTTTCAATATGAAAGATTTACGGTGATTGGGAAATTTTTCCGCTGATTAGGAAAATTTTTCTAAGTAGTGAATAAAATCCTTGAGAATAAAAACATCGTCGTTAACTCGACCTAAAATATTGTTACAGCTTTGACATAATAAAGCACGAACTTTCATTGTTCTATGACAATGGTCAACTACAAGCTTTCTGGAAATTTCCATAGAATGACGTTTGCAAATCATGCAACAACCGTTCTGTTCCTCAAACATCCGATTCCAATCGTCTAGACTAATGCCATAAGTTCGTAAAAGATGGCTTTGCTTTTGATTATCACCTGGATTCATTTTTTTAGTCATTGTTTTTGCTTAAAAGGGGCCTAGCAAAACAACGACAATTGTAGTCTTGTCCTGGATGATTGCGACGAACGGGTTGACCAGGATTCGTCGTAATCGGAGGTGTATCCCATCGATAAGTCTTTCCATCTAAAAGGCCATGAGAATAGCGAACATTGCCAGGCGTATGATGCTTAGGATTCTGATCATGAGGACGGTGAACACATCTCCAAATGTAGCTCTCTGAGCCCGCATCTTGATATCGAGTCTGCTTAAATTGAGCCATCATCAAGTTCGTCTCTTGTCTCGCAAGAAATTTAGCCTTGTTCACAGCTTCATCATAGCTCTCTTGAATCGTCTTCGTGACCTTCAGAATCGGATTGAGAAAGTACTCTCGCCGTTCGCCTCGCATGACGCCCTCATAGATTTGAGCGCGAAGCTTTTTAACCTGCTCCTCTGTCCAATCCTTGATATCGAGCTTCATATTGTTTTGCCATCGATCGGCAATCTCTTTGCGTTGCTCTTTCGTGAGCTCCGGCATGACGACGATCTTTCGAACATTGACCCTGAATTCTCGATCAGCCTTAAAAATAGTCTTATCAAATAAGTCAGATGCTTTGAATTGAGCTGCCACCACCTCGGGTGAAATTGTCTCAAGAGCTTTGTCGACTTGCTCTATACGCTTTTGGAAACGATCAAAGCTTGAAGCGATGGTATTTTTCATCTCCAGAGGGAGCTCGCTCCAATCGAGCTTCCACACTGCTCGCCTCTTATCGAATCGAGCACCGATCTCTTTTAATGCTTTCGATATCTGAGCATTGAATTTACCCGAGAACACACCATCATGATAAATAACATCCCCTGTAAAGAGAGCATCCATCAGGGGGTTGGGATGAGCTGTATTCTTCAATGTCTTTTTCGGAATCTGAAGCTCTGCGAGCAAAGGGAGATAGATCAACTTCTTAAAAAGCTCTTTGAGCCTTTTTTCTAAGCGATCCCAATCCTCTTTTGACTCACGAATCGGTGGTAGCTCTATCTGATTCATTCGTTTCAGTCTCTGGCAAAAGATGCTTCAAGTCTTCTTCATTCTTCTTTGTGATAAAGATGAGGTCAGGCTTGCTCATTTGCTCTTTAAATTGCTCAGCGCTTTCCTTTGGTACTGCCCTTGGGAGCGTCAGCAGGCAGCACTTTTTGAACTTCAACCCGCTCTTGCATGGACACGGCAGGTTTCTCGGCAGTGTTAGCAATGGATTCCATACGTGCCCCGGCATGGGTGCCAAGAACGCCCGGGATTTGCGGCGTTGCAAAGGCGGTGTTGATATTATTGGGGAGCTGTCCACGACTTCGGGCAAGAAATTCTTCTCGTTTTCGCTGTTCATACATCTCTCTCTCTTTGGCTAGTCCTGCTTCCTTATCATATTGCTCAAGTTTGTTATCCAATGTACGCGTCGAGATGCCAAGAGCATTCGCCGTAGTCGTCTTATTGAATCTGAAAAATTGATATGCTTTAAGAATGACCAGTTTCTCAACTGCAGCCAACGACATACCGGGACCCCAGATAATTTCATTCATTAAAATTTACCGCCTTTTTGTTTATAGAGCCAAAGCGTAAACGAAAAATTCTCATTTCCGTAAGCTTTTTTGCTTTCTTCTACACATTTTTTCCAGAGAACTTTGTCTTTAGGAGATTCGAAAAAAGTCTTTCTTCGGATGTCGAACCAAGAGTCACCGCCATCAACCTCATAACTCTTTTTGTCAAACTCGAGAGAATTCATTACCTCTCTGTCGTCTGCTCCAGGTTGCTTAGGTTTCTCCGCTCCTTTTGGAATGCCTCCATATTCCCACGCTCGAAGCTGACGAGTATCTGCACGATCAGCACCAGGATCATTAGTGTCCACAGAATCATATGGGTTTTGGATGCCTTCCTTGACGATTGCTCTCACTTCGGGATCATTTGGATTTAAGACATCTCCCGCATTATCGAGAGTGATATCCAAAATGTTTCCTTTATTAATAGCCTCTCTGAATTCAAAAGTAGAAATCTCTCCTGCTTGGCGAGCAGATAAAAGGCGATTGAATTTCTGAGTCTTTACATTTTCTTCCTGTTCAGCACTTAAAACA